CACGCGCACGTTTGAGCCCACTCCAGGGATTCCGGGTGACGGGAAACACCGGACCCCGAGGTGTGACGGGTTGCGGATGCTGGGCTGGTGGATCCGGTGCTGGGTTGTGAGCAGTGCGGTGGCCCGTTGCCGCCTCGTGGTGCCCGTGGTCCGGTGCGCCGGTACTGCTCGGGGCGGTGTCGGATGGCCGCGGCGCGCCGGCGGAGGGTTCCGGATGGTCCGCGGGTGATAGCTCCGTGGCAACCGCCGGCGGCCGAGCTTGTTCCTGAGGGGTGGGCGGTCCCGTTGGGGTGGGACAAGCCGCCTGCGGTGGTGGTCCCTGCGGCCCCTGCGGTGGGTGATCCTCGGGAGCGCCTGGGTGAGTTGCTGGCGGAGTTGCGTGGGTCGGCGGGGGCGGTGGGCAGGTTGGCTCCGATGTTGTCGGGTCCTTTGGGGTTCCGCGCGGAACGGTTGGCGGAGGATGTTGCGGGTGCGGTGAAGTCGAGGTTCCCTGATGTCTGATCCGAAGGACCGGGGTCGGGGGCGCCGTGGGACGGGGCACCGCCCGGTTCCGTCTGCGGTGGTGTCGTTGGCCCCGGGTGGGGTGGATGTGCCGGGGTGGTGCGAGCCTCCGGATGCGTTGCCGATCGGGGCGGCCCCGTTCTGGCGGTCGCTGGTGTTGGAGATGCTGGCGCAGGGGTTGACTCCGGCGCAGATGCCGACGGTGTTCGTGGCGGTCACTTCGGATTGGCACATGCGGCGGGCCGCGGCCCTGGTGACCGAGCACGGGATGCTGATCCAGGGTGTGAACGGTCCGGTTGCTAACCCGGCGTTCCGGATGTGGAAGGACGCGTCCGCGGTGTGGTTGCGGGCTGCGGCGGAGTTGGGGTTGACGACGGCGGCGCGGATGCGGCTGGGGTTGATGCAGCTGCAGGGTGAGTCGTTGATGGCGTCGTTGAACCGTGACCTGGACGCGAGGTGACCACGGTAGGTCAACGGACGGTCCGCCCCCCGGGCACCCGGCGGAAGACGTGCCCGTGTTGCCGTCAGCCGTGGTTCGTGGGCCCGGTGGGGTCCCGGTTCGACTACGTGCGGGCGGACAGGGTGCGCAGGTTCTTCGCCCTGCACCTGCGGCAGACGAAGGGCCGGTGGGCCGGCCAGCCGCTGGTGCTCGAGGATTGGCAGTTCTGGCACATCATCGCCCCCGTGTTCGGCCTGTTGGAGGAGGAGGGCACCGAGCTGCGGTGGTACCGGGACGCGGTCATCGGCCTCAGCCGGAAGAACGCCAAGAGCACCCTGTGTTCGGGGATCGCCGCGTACCTGCTGACCGCGGATGGGGAGGGCGCCCCGGAGGTGTACTCGTTGGCTGGTGACCGGGCCCAGGCCGGGCTGGTGTTCCGGGAAGCGTCCCTGATGATGCAGGCCAGCCCGTTGCTGCGGCGGATGGGGAAGTTCTACCGCGGTGTGATCGAGGTCCCGGAGAACATGGGCCTGTACAAGGTGATGTCGTCGCGGGCGGACCTGTCACATGGGACGAACCCGTCCGGGAGCATCATCGACGAGTACCACGTGCACAAGTCGGACGCGTTGCGGGAGGCCATCCAGACCGGCACCGGGGCCCGGGAACAACCCCTGGTGGTGACCATCAGCACGGCACCGGCGGCCCGCAAGGGGCCCATGTGGGACCTGATGCAGCCGTACCTGGACCCACGCCCGGATGACAAGCCCGCGGATCCGCGCCAGTACTTCTACTGGGTGGGGTTGGAGGCGGGGGCGGACCCGTCGGACCACCGGAACTGGAAGCGGGCGAACCCGGCGTCGTGGATCACCGAGGCGTACCTGGCCGACCAGTTCGCGAAGCTGCCGTTGCGCTCGTTCGAGCAGCTGCACCTGAACCGGGTTCCGGCGGTGAAGGGCGGTGGGTGGTTGCCGTCGCGGGGTGACCCGTGGGGCAAGTGCGCCGGGATGGTGGTGATCGACCCGGAGTTGCCGTGTGTGATCGGGGTGGATGCGGCCCCGAAGCGGGACTCCACGGCGGTGGTGTTGGCCCAGTTGCACGCGGATCAGACGGTGCATGTGCGGTGTTGGGTGTTCCGCGCGGACCCGAACCTGGGGTATCTGGACTTCGACCTGGTGGAGGGCCTGATCCGGGACCTGTCCAGGGCGTGGTGGGTGACCCGGATCGTGGTGGACCCGTTCGCGATGATGCGGTCAATGATGATGCTCGCCGCTGAGGGGCTGCCGGTGGAGGACTACCCGCAGAACCACAGCCGGATGACCCCGGCGTCGATGGGGCTGCATCAGCTGGTGATCGAGGGCCGGTTGCGTCATGGTGGGGATGAGGAGCTCGCGGCCGCGGCGGCGAACGCCACCACGCAGGCCACCAGCTTCGGGTGGCGGTTGGTGAAGGCCCACGAGGAGGGCCGCATCGACGCCCTGATCGCCCTGGCGATGGCGGTGCGGATCCTCCAGGCTGAGGACCTGGTGGGGGCGTCCCCGAACGTGATGGTGGTGTGACCGGGCGGGCACGGTTGGTAGTGTGACCGAGGACCGCAGGCTGTGGCGCAAGGTCCTCGCTGCGGACCTTGGACTGTTCAACGTGGCCGTGTTCTTCTTCGCGTGGCTGCCCCCGTCCACGTTGAAGGTGCAGGAGCAGCTCATCATGGTGGGGGCGGTGTTCGCCGCGATCGGGGTGGGGACCCATGCCATGCGGCGGGTCCGTCTCCCTGGGGAGCAGTGGGCGTACCTGGTCACCGCCATGGTCGGGGCCCTGACGTTGTTGATTTACGCGCATCTGGCGGTCGACCCGTACTCGGTGAAGGTCCCGTACTGCCTGTTCCTGCTGTCCGGGGTTGTGTCCGGTCTCGCCGCGCATGTGATCGACGGCGGACCGGGGCATGGCTGACGGGATCCCATCCGGGGGTCCTCCGCGTTGGGACAACCTGGTCTACCTGTTCGCGATTGCCGCGTTCGGGTGGTTCGGGGACTGGTTGCGTGTCCGGTGGCAGTCCCGCAAACCTCCCCCGCCGGAGGCTCGCCCGCACCGCCGCCACGACGACGACTGGGAATGTGACTGCGGGCACCACCACCACCGGGCCTCGGATGAGGACGAGGAGGGATGACCCCCGTGACCGTGGCCGCACCCTGTGAGCATGGGCAGCCGCAGGTGGTTGGAGTCACGCACCCGGCGTGAGGTGGCGGTGCACCTGACCGATGGCACCAGCCTCGCCGGCGTGTTGTGGGAGGTGTGCCCCGATGTGCTCGTGCTGCGTCACGCCCGCGTCCTGGCACCCCAAGGGCACGCGGAACCGTCGATCGACGGGGACGTGGCCATCCCACGCCCCAAGGTGGCGTGGGTGCAGGTTGTGGGCGGTGAGCCGCGGTGACGGTGATCCTGTCCGGTGGCCGCCCCCGCACCCTGAACCTCGGTGGGCCCACGTTTCCGTTCCCCCCAGGAACCCAGCAGACCACCACCCCCACCGGGCGGATTGACCTGATAGCCGGGTCGGTCGCCTACGAGCGGATCGTGAAGTCCCAACCGGCGGTGTTCGCTGTCGTATCGAAGCTGATGTGGTCCGCGGCCCGGCTGCCGTTCAACGCCTACCAGTGGACCGGTGACGCCGCCGAAGGGTCCCGGGAACGGGCCCGCAGCTCCGAACTCGACATCCTGCTGCACAAGCCCCGCCCCCGGGCCCGCGGGTTCCGGTTGAAGGCCCCCGCCTGGTGGGATGTTCTGGTCCACGGGCACGCCCTGATCGTGAAGGTCCGTCGCGGCGCCGGGGCCCCACCCCGCGAACTGTGGAACATCCCGTGGCCGAACGTGGAGACCGTGTCCGACAACTCGGGCATCGTCGGGTTCCGGGTGCACCTGTCCGGGGACTCCCCGATCTGGGTGTCCCCGAAGGACACCATCTACCTCGAGCTCCCCGGCGGGTCACCGCTGGAACCGTTGCGCCGCACCCTCGCCCTGGAGGACGCCTCCCTGGACTGGCAGCAAGCCAGCTTCGCGAACGGGGTCACCCCCCGCGGTGCGTTCGTGTCCGACGCCAAACTGGACGAGCGAACCATGCCCCGGTTGCGGACCGAGTTGGAGAAGCTGTACGCCGGCCCGGAGAACGCCGGCCGGTTCGGCCTGTTCGACCAAGGCCTGAAGTGGGCCGCCATGGGGCAGTCCGCTGTGGACGCCGACCTGGTCGCCCAACGGAAGCTGTCCCGGGAGGAGGTGTGCGTCGCCTACGACGTGGCACCACCCCTGATCGGCATCCTCGACAGCGCCACCATCGGCGCCACCGAAGTCATCCACAACGCCCTCTACGTCGACACTTTGGGCCCGAAACTGACCATGTTCGAGGACGACGTCCAAGCCCAGCTGGTGGACGACGAACCGGCGTGGGATGGGCTGTGGGTGGAGCACAACCTCAACGAGCTGTTGAAGCCTCTGCCGGAGGCCCGGTACCGCACCCACCTCATGGGCCAGCAGTCCTCCACCACGACCATCAACGAACGGCGGGCGTTCGAGAACCTGCCCCGCATCGACGATCCGGTGGCGGACACGGTGTTCATCCCGGCGAACATGTGGCCCGTCGGCACGGACCTGCCGTTCCCCGACCCATCGGCGCCGGGGGTGCCCGCGCAGGGCGCCACGGAGGCGTTGACCACCATCACCAACGAGGAGTCCTGACATGGGTGTGCGTACCGCGTCCCGCCGGGCCGAGTTCAAGGCCCTGCCCACCACCGACGGCACCCCCGACGGGGTTGTTGAAGCCCTGGTGAGCGTGTTCAACGTGGTCGACGAGATCGGGGACAAGGTCCTCCCCGGGGCGTTCACCGACACCCTGGCCGAGTGGGCCGCGAAGGGTGACCCGATCCCGTTCATCTGGTCCCACCAGTGGGGCAACCCCGACGCGCACATCGGGGTCATCACCAAGGCTGAGGAAACCCCCGACGGCCTCCTGGTCACCGCCCAGCTGGACCTGGACCGCCCGTTCGCCGCGCAGGTGTTCCACCTGCTCAAGGAACGCCGCGTCACCCAGTTCTCCTTCGGGTACGAGGCGAAGGAGTACGCGTGGGTGCGTGACACCGACTCGGTGTTCGGGGAGATCCGGGAGCTGCGGAAGGTGAGCATCTTCGAGGCCGGGCCCACCCTGCTGGGGATGAACCCGGAAACCGATCTGATCCGCGCGGCGTCCCGCCCCCAGCCCGACCCCACCACCGCGGAGAGCAAGTCCCCTGACACTGACCCGGACCCCGGGCGTGACGACCCCAACACCATTGCCCTAGAGCGGCGCGCCGCGGCGCTCATGGCCAAGACCCGCCACACTGAGGAGTGAGAATGGCAACGCTGCTAGAGCAGGCCAAGGCGCTCCGCGCCGAGATCGACGCGGACACCTCCACTGCCAAGACCATCTGGTCCGAGTTCGACGGCCTGCGGAAGAGCGCAGCGTCCGAGGGCGTGGACTTCACCAAGAACGCTGAGGCGTTCGAGAAGCTCGACACCAAGGGCAAGGAGTACGACGGACTCAAGGACGCCATCGCCGCGAAGTCGGCGAAGTGGCAGCGGCTCATGGAACTGGCCCACGAGGACACCCCCCGCGACGAGGTGAAGGCCGCCGACCAGCGGGAGGACCAGATCAGGTCCCTCGGGGAGAAGTTCCTCGCGTCCGCGGAGTACAAGGATGGGCTCGCCCGTCTGCGGACCGCGAAGGATCAGCCGTTCGGGCACTCCGGCACCATCGAGCTCGCGACCCGCGCCGAACTGAAGACCCTGCTCTCCTCGAGCGGTGTGGCCGCCCTGTACCGCAACGACAAGATCCCGCACCTGCAGATGCTGCCCACCGCGGCCCTGTCCCTGCTCGACGTGATCCCCGCCGGCACCACCGACTCGGACACCGTCGAGTGGCAGAAGGAGTCCACCTGGACGAACAACGCCGCTGAGACCGCTGAAGGCAGCGACGCACCCGAGTCGGCCCTGGCGTACACCACGGCCACGTCGGCGGTGCAGGACATCACCCACTTCCTGCCCACCACCAAGCGGGCCCTCGCCGACGCAGGGCAGGCCGCGACCCTCATCGACAACCGGCTCATCAACGGGGTTCGCACCCGGCTGCAGTCCCAGCTCGTGTCCGGTGACGGGTCCACCCCGAACCTGCGCGGCATGGTCAACGTCGCCAGCATCCTCACCCAGGCCCTGTCCACCGACTCCCGGTCGGACGCGGTCCACAAGGCGATCACGAAGATCCGGGTCGCCGGCGAAGGCGGGTACGTGCCCTCCATCATCGGGATCCACCCGAACGACTGGGAGGACCTCGCCCTGGAGAAGTCCACCTCCGGCGCGTACTACTACGGCGGGCCCACGGGTGTGGGCGCCGGCACCGTGTGGGGGCTCACCCCCGTCATCAGCACCGTGTTCAGTGCGGGCACCCCGGTGGTGTTCGACCCGAACCAGATGCAGCTCTGGTACAACGGCGGGCTTGAGGTCACCATGACCGACTCCCACGCCTCGTACTTCATCGCGAAGAAGGTCGCCGTGATGGCATCGGTGCGGGCCGCGTTCGGTGTGTACGCCGCCGGCGCGATCTGCACGATCACGGGCTTCTGAGCCTGACGGTGTGGGGCCGGCCGATCCCGGCCCCACACCCCAGGCCCACAACAGGAAGGGCAGCGGATGGCGGTCTACCGGTCCACAGAGCGGGTGTACACCCTGGACGCGAAGGGTGACCCGTACTCCCTGCTGTACGCGGTGGGGGATGAGATCCCCGAGGACGAGGCCCGCCGCCAAGGCCTCCTCGAGGAGCCCAAGGCGCGGGCATCGGTTCCGAACAAGGCCCGGACCCGGGTCCCGAACAAGGCACGCACAACCAAGGAGACCTGAACATGGCGTTCGATGACAACAAGAAGCAGGTCGTGGTGGCCGCGGCGAACGCGGACACCACGATCGCCGTGGGCACCCCCGCCGCCTCGTTGGCGGACGTGACCTCCTCGTTCTCCCAGTCGGTGCTGAACGACAACTTCGCCACCCTGGGCACCGAGATCAACCAGCTCAAGACCGCGCTGCGCGCGGCCGGGATCCTGAGCACCTGACCATGGCCCTGACCCCCGTCGTTGCCGACTCCCTGGAACGGGTCGGTGTCACCGTCGCCCTGACCGGGGTGTCGCTACTCGCGGTGGAGGCTACGGACTGGCCGCTGTGGTGGGCGCCGCTGCTCGTCGCGGTGCTCAACGGGATCAAGGTCGTTGTCGCCGCCCAGTTCGGTGACCCGGACACGGGCGGGTTCTACACCCCACCGATCGACGACTAGGAGCATGAGCATGGGTACGTCTGTGGTGCTGGTGTCGAACCGGCCGACGTTGCTGGCCTCCAACCGGGGGGCGGCCAGTGTGGTGTGGTCGGCCACCCCGGCGGTGGCGTCGGTGTTCTACGGGGCGTCGGATGTCACCACCGCCACGGGTACGGAGGTCGCGGCGGATGCCACCGCCACCGGGGTTCTGGCCCCGGGTGGGTCGGTGTTCGCGGTCAGCAACGGGGATGTGGCCACCAGTGTGGTCACCTCGGTGGTGGCGGGCACGGACCCGGCGGCCCTCGCGTCGGTGAACGCGCAGACCGGAACCAGCTACACCCTGGCCATGTCGGACGCCGGCGGGGTGGTGACCTGCGCGAACGGGTCCACGGTCACCGTCACCGTCCCCCCGAACACGGACGTGGCGTTCCCTGTCGGAACCCGCATTCAGGTCGCGCAGCTTGGTGCGGGTGCCACGTCGGTGGCCGCCGGGTCGGGTGTGACCGTGACGGGTGCCGGGAACATGGGCGGCCAGTACGGTGCCAAGACCCTGATCAAGACCGCGACGAACACGTGGATCCTGACCGCATGACCCCGCACCGCAACTCATCTACCGCCTGAGGAGGCGTAACCCATGCCCGCTATGACGACGCTGGTCTACAGCAACGGTCTCCGCGACGCCCTCGCCGGCGGCCGCGACTTCGACTCCAACAGCTACAAGGTGACGCTGCACACCTCCACCTACACCCCGTCCGTGGACCACAACTTCCAGGACGACCTGACCAACGAGCTGACCACCACCGGTGGGTACACGGCGGGTGGGTGGACGGTCACCAACCCGGCGATCACCCACACCCTGGCCAACTCGTGGGCGACGGCCGCTGCCACCACCACCGCGTACACCCTCGGCCAGGTGGTGCGCCCGTCCGCGGGCAACACCTACGCCTACCGCTGCGTCGTGGCCGGCACCTCCGGTGGGGCAGCACCGACGTGGCCCACCGTCGTGGGCACCACCGTCACCGACGGCACGGTGACCTGGTTGAACATCGGCACGGCGGTGTTGAAGTTCGACATGGACGACCCGACGTGGTCAACGTTCACCGCGGGCCCGTTCCGCACCGCGGTCCTGGCGAACACCACCCCCGGAACGGCGGCCACCAACCCACTGATCGCCGCGTTCACGTTCGCCTCCGACCAGACCGGCGGCGGTGGCACGTTCACCATCAACGTGGACTCGGCGTCCGGGGTGTTCACCATCGGTGTGAGCTAGACCCCATGGCGACCAGCTACCCGGGGTCGTTGGACTCGTTCCCCCGGCCGTCACAGTCGACCACGATGGACGCCAGTGGGTATGAGGGTGATGTGCTTGTCGACAACCTGTCCGACGCGGTGGAGGCCATCCAAACCGAGTTGGGCACAGCACCGTCGCGGGCCTTCGCCACGGTGCGGGAACGACTGGACCTGTTCCACGACTCCATGTTCCACCTACCCATGGTGACCAACAAGTACGAACGGCCGCAGCCGTTCGGGTTCTCCGCGACGGTGTGCGAGTTGCCGAACACGGAGTTCGCCCTGTTCTTCGTCCCCCAGCGATCCTGCACGTTGGACCGCCTCGGACTGTATGTGTCCGTCGCGGGGGGCACCGGGTCAGTGGTCCGGTTGGGGCTGCGGAACTACGACCAGTCCACGAACCGGCCGGGCACCCTCATTGTGGATGGGGGCACCGTGTCCTGCACCACCACGGGGGAGAAGACAGTGACCATCAGTCAGGCTGTGGTCGCGGGCACCCCCTACGTGTTGACGTGCACCAATCAGGGGTCCCCCACCCCGGAGCCCACCGTGTCGATTATCTCGGGGACCACGAACGTGACCGGGCCGTGGGCGATGGGGTCCACCACAGCCATCGGTGACCCGACCCTCACCTCGTTGTGGGCGACGAGCACAACGGGAGCCCTTCCCTCTACGCAGACGTGGGTGTTGGGGAACAGTCGCACCCCGCTTGTGTGGGTCCGCGCCTCCGATTGACCCCAGAAGGGGGTGACCCGTGGCCACCACTATCAATGATGGTTTCGGGCGCTCCGGGGCGGTGAGCCAGCCGTGACCATTTCTCTGCGCACTGCAACAGGTCTAACAGCCGCAGCGGACACTTCCACCCCGTTCGCCAACCTTGCCTACACGCTGCCCACCGGACACACCACCAACGATGTCCTGATCTGCGTCGCAGCAGTTCGCCCGTACACGCTGACGGTGGGCACCCCCACCGACTACACCGCGCAGGGGTCGGTCACCTCGGGGGCGAACACCGCCAACGGTGTGGGTGTCGGCTCGTCGCGGGTGCAGGCATTCACCAAGATCCACGACGGGTCGGAATCGAACCCGGCATCAACGATGTCGGCGGGGTACACCCCGGCGATGACTGCGATGCTGGCCTGTTACTCCAGTGTCAGCGGGTCCGGGTGGACGATCACCAACACCACGGGCGCGGACTCCACCGTCACGGGCACCAGTATCAGCGCCACGGGCGGGTCGTTGACGTGGGCGGTGGGCGACCTCCTGGTGGTGGTGTCGGCGGGCTGCGACAACCTGGACACCGAAACCAGTGCGGCGGTCAGCTTCACGGGTGGGGTCACCATCGGCACCCTGACCGAGCGGCTGTCCACGAACACGACGACGACCGGCAACGACGGAACCCTGTACGTGTACACGGCGACGGTGAGCGGTGCGGGCACGGGGGCGCCGACGTTCACCGCCACCGGGGGCGTGTCGGGCGCCTCAGACCGTGGGGTGGTGTTCCTGCAAATCAGGGAACCGGTGTCCCCGCTGACGGGAACACCCACTGTCGGAGCCGCGGTGGCTGCTGGTGTGGGCTCGCAGTCACTGGTCAACGGGGTCGGTGCCCTGTGGCGCAGCAGCGCAACGTGGCGGTCGGCCATGTCGTGGCGGGGCATCAGCAGCGGCGGCACACTCGCCGGCACAGTTCAGGCAGGGGGTCTCCTCGCCCGGGGCGCCAACGCCACCTCAACATCGGCCCTGATCGGAACCCCGAACGTGGGCCGACTGACAGTCGCGGGGGCGACCGCCGTGGGCGCGTTGGGGCTGCTCGGCACCCCCCACCCCGGCCGGCTCATCGCCAGCGGACCCCAAGCCTCAGGACTGCTCGGGCTCACCGGCACGGCGCAGGCAGGCCGGCTCACCGCTGATGGCGTGTCCGCCACCGGTCTGGGCAACAACGTGGGCACGCCCACCGCCGGGCAGTTGTCCGCCGCGGGGGCGCAGGCCACGGGCACGGTGGGCACCGGCACCCCGCTGGCCGGGACCCCCACCGTGGGATCCCTGCTCGCCGACGGGGCGAACGCCACCAGCACCGGCCACAACGTGGGTGCCCCCACCGTGGGTGGGTTGTTCGCTGACGGGGTCCAGGCCACCGGCGGGCTCAGCCTCCTGGGCAGCCCGCAGTCGGGCCGGCTCCTGGCCGGTGGGGTGAATGCCGCAACCGTGGGTAACAACGTCGGCATCCCCACCGTCGGTGGGCTCACCGCTGATGGTGCGCAGGCCACCGGCAGACTCGGGCTCACCGGCACCCCCGACGTGGGCCGGGCGACCGCCGGCCCAGTCGCCACATTCGCCGCCCTCGGACTGACAGGCGCAGCACAACCGGGGCGGCTCCTGGCAGCGGGCGCGCACGCAGCCACTACCGGGCACAACACCGGCACCCCGACCGTGGGGCAGCTACTCGCGCGAGGTGTCACCGCGCAGGGCACCCTCGACACCGGAACCCCCCTGACGGGAACCGCGCAGCCCGGGCGGGCGACCGCCGGCGGTGCCAATGCCACCAGCACCGGGCACAACGTGGGCACGGCACAGTCGGGCCGGCTCCTCGCCGGTGGGGCCGCCGCGGTAGGCGCGCTCGGCCTGCTGGGCAGCGCCCAAGCTGGGCGGCTCCTAGCCGGCGGGGTCAACGCCACGGCCATCCTCGGGCTGGTGGGGGCACCCACAGTCGGCGGGCCACTCCTTCGGGGCGCCAACGCCACCATCACCGGCCACAACATCGGAACCCCCACCGTGGGTGGGTTGTTCGCCGGGGGGGTGACCGCCCAGGGCACTGTCGATGTGGGCACCGCCCTGGTCGGGACCGCGCAACCCGGTCGCGTCCTCGCACGCGGGGTCAACACCACCACCACCACCGGCATCGTCGGCACCCCCCAGCCCGGGCGGTTGCTGGCCGGCGGGGTGCAGGCGTTCGCCCCGCTGCCGCTCACCGGAACCCCCACACCTGGGGCGGCCACCGCCGGCGGGGTGAACGCCGCAGGCGGCACCGGCATCATCGGCACCCCCCAACCAGGCCGCCTGTCCGCTGCCGGGGTCAGCACCACCGGCACATTCGAAGTCGTCGGCACCCCCCGCTCCGGGTACCTCACCATCCAAGGCGTCCAGGCAGTGGCCACATGGGGGATGCTCGGCACACCCCACCCCGGTCGGCTCTCCGCCGCCGGCGCCACCGCTGGCAGCGTCCTCGAGGGGGCGTGGGTACTGGGGCTCACCTCCACGGGCGGGGCCCGCGGCGGGCCCAGCACCACCACCAGCGCCCGAGGAGTGTCCGCCGGCAGCGGGGCCCGCGGCGGGCCCAGCACCACCACCAGCGCCCGAGGAGTGTCCGCCGGCAGCGGGGCCCGCGGTAGTGAGTGGCACCCGTGACCGCAGGCCCACGATAACCACATGGACAGGCTGGTACGCGACGCCGGAGGCACCATCACTCTGTCGGTGTACAACGCGGACGGGGTCCTCACCGACGCCCCCTCCACCCCCACCATCGTCGTCAAGGACGGGGCCGGGACCACCGTCGCCACCGGCACATCGTCGCGGGAATCCGCCGGGGTGTACTCGTTCGCCCTGACCGGTGCCCAGATCCCCGAGTGTGACCTGTACGAGGCAACATGGTCGGCGGCCCCGAGCGTGTTCGTCACCCAGTTCGAGGCGATCGGTGGGTGGCCCTGCTCATTGGCGGAGCTGCGGGGGGCGAACACCGAACTGGCGGACACCACCCGCTACCCGGCCGCCCTTCTGTACGCCGCCCGCGAGGTGGCGTTGGATCGGGTGGAAACCGTGACCCGGGTGGCGTGGTCCACCCGCCGCGCCCGGGTCACGTTGGACGGTGACGGCACCGAGCTGCTCCTGCTGCCCCACAACGAGGTCCAAGAGGTACTCGCAGTCACCGTGGACGGTGCCACCATCACACCTGCGGACTGCCGGCTGTGGGACTGGGGCGCGTTGGCGGCCCCCGACAACACGGTGTGGACCGCCGGGCGGCGGAACATCACCGTGGACTACCTGCACGGGGTGGAGTACGCCCCCGGGCCGATCGCCGACGCGATCATCGAGCTCGCGTTGGGCGCGGTCGTCGAGTACGGCAGCCGGATCCCGGAGCGGGCCACCAGTGTGGCCACCGACGTGGGCACGTTCCGGCTCACCCTCCCCGGGCGGGACGGTCCCACCGGCATCCCCCGCGTGGATGCGGTGCTGGACCAGTACGGGTACCAGCACAAACCCGCCGTCGGATGAACCCGTGACCGCCCGCGCACGCTAGCCCCATGGGAACCTCCTCATACCCGGGCGCCTTGGACGACTTCGCTGCCACTACGGCGACCCCAACGACCACGAAGACGGGCACCGTCGATTCGAAAGGGCGCACCCATTCGGGGCGCCACGATGACGTGGAAGCCGCCGTGGAGAACGTGCAGGCCGCCCTGGGGGTGAATCCGGCGGGCGCGTTTGCCACTGTGGCGGCAAGGCTGACCGCCATCGAGGTCCTGCTGGACGTGGCTGTTCCCGCCCCGTCCGCCAGCCCTTACGGCACCTCGTACACCATGGACGGAATCGGGAACCAGGTCATCGGCTCCTCGGAGGGGTTACGGGGTGCGCTGCGGTTCAAGGCCCCCAAGTCAGGGAACGTCACCGCGATCCGCACCTGGTTCAAGAACGCGTCCGGCGGGTACGGCGCGGGCACCGGTGGCACCATCCGCTACAGCTTGCAGGGCGACTCGTCGAACAAGCCCAACGGCACCATGATCACGTCCGGCACCGTGACTGGCACCGCCCAAGTCCCCATCGGCACACTGTCGCCCGACAACCGGTTCGACCTGCGGTACTTCACCGCACCAGGTGCGATCGTCGCCGGGAACTACTACTACATCGTGTTCGAGAACCTGGCCGCCGACCCGGTCAACAACTTCCTGTCCATCAACTGCACCTGGACCGGTGCCGCGTGGGTCACCCAACCCCGCGACGACCTCGGCGCCTGGCACCAGACGCTCGGTGACACCGGCAACGGGGCGTGGACCGCGTCCGCGAACTACCACTACGCCCCCATCCTTGAGCTCACCTTCGACGACGGCACCCACTGGGGGCAGGGGTACATGGAACCCGAGGTCCTCAACGAGGGGCGCATCAACGGCACCAGCTACAAGGTCCGCGAACGGTTCACAGTGACAGGTTCGGACAAGGTCGTCACCGGGGTGGCCCTGCGCCTGTCACGCACCTCCGGGACAGAGAACCTGGTGGCCACGTTGCAGGACTCTGCCGGGACCACCATCGACTCGACCAGCATCGCCATCTCGGCGGTTCCGATCGCCGACCCCGACGTGGAGTCCATGACCGGGATCTACGTGTCCGGGGCGTTCTCGCAGGCCCGCACCCTGGTCGTCGGGCAGACGTACTACATCCAGTTCTCCACCGGCACATCCACATCGCTGTGGACCCGCGGCATTCAGAGTGGCGACATCTACGGGTTCACGTCGGGCAGTCACTTCTCCGACGGGTACGCCCAACAGACCACCAACGGATCCACGTGGACCACGGTCAGCGGGTTGGATGTGTACGGCGACTGGCAGTTCTACTTCACCGTCACCTAGAAGAAGGACTCGCGCATGCCCGAGATCACGTCCAAGTGGTCGGCCGTACAGGACTACCTCCTCGACGTCGTGGTCGACGCGATGGCCCTGACCCTGCCAACGGTGAAGGTGGAACTGTCGACCCCGCACCCTGATGACCTGTTGAACGCGGGGGTGCGGGTGTGGTTGCCGATGACGGACGCGGAAGCAACCCACACTCAGGCCTACGCCCTCTCGTCGTTGACGGCGAAGGAGGAGACGTGGGATCAGGACATTGTGGTGTTCGGCACCGTCCTGACCACGGACGGGGCGGATGTGCGGGACCGGGTCGATGTGGCCGTGCACACCATCCTGGCTGCGGTGTCCGCTGACCCGAAGTTCGGTGGGCTGGTGATGCTCGCGCAGGTGATCGCTGTGCGCCGGGAGGAGGCCACCCCGGATCGGGCGGTCCGCCAGCATGCGGCCACGGTGAAGGTGCGGGTTCGGGCGTGGTTGGACGAAACCTCCTACCTGCCCACCTGATGCGCCCGTGACCACCCGGCGACCATGAACCCATGACCGCGAACCTGCACCTGGTTGACCTGGTGACCGTGACCGTGACCGTTGCCGGTGAGGAAACCGAGGTCACCGTCCCCGCCGGGCCGTTGCCGGACGGCCTGCCGGTGGATGTGGTCGCCCACCTGGTGGCCGCCGGCCACGCCACACCCCTCCCCGCCCCGAAGAAGACCGCCGCACCGAAGGAGTAACTCATGCCGTTGCAGAAGGCCCTAGCCCTTGTCGGTGTCGCCAAGCAAACCTCGTTGGGCACACCCATCGCCAATCCGCAGTTCTCCCACGGCATCATCTCCGGCGGGGTCATCACCGTGGACATGGAGCAGGAACAGTCCCCGATGACCTCCGCCTACCGGGTGTCAGCGAATGTGGACCGCACCAAGGTGGAAGCCGGGTTCGACTTCACCACCCGCGGATTCCCCAAGGCCCTCGGGCTGTGGCTGTACGCCGCCCTGGGTGCCAAGAGCGTGACCGGTGCCGGTCCGTACACCCACGTCCTCACCCCCGCCGGGTCCCTGCCGTACCTGACGGTGTGGGGGTCCCTGGACGGCATCCTCGTCGCCGTCCAGGACTGCGTCGTCGACGAGATCGAGATCTCCTGGGATGAGAACGAACCCCCCGAAGTCAAGGTGTCCGGCCTGGGTGGCCTGATCGACTTCGCCCCCACCTACGTCCCAGTCGTCGACGAGTCGCTGGACCCGTACCTGCTGACCGCCGGTGGCACGTTCAAACTCGACATCGACTCGGCGACCGCGGTCACCGCCCCCATCAAGGGCGGGTCGTACAAGGTGGCCAACGGGGTTGAGTCGATCATGCTGTCCGGAAGCATCATCCCCAACCTGGCGTACCCCGGTCGGCAGGAATTCGAAACGTCGGCCACCATGGTGCCCACCACCGACCTAGGGGACTGGCGAGCCGCGGTCACCGGATCCCCCACCGGGACCACCGCCTCAGGCGCCCCCGTGTACGGGTCCGTGGAGTACACGTTCCCCGTCGGCACCAGCTCGTTGAAGTTGGCGTCCACCCGGGTGCCGTTCGCGATCGACTTCCCCGAAGGCGACGCCGGCGGTGGTGCCGTTGAGCTTGAGGCCACCGGCATGCCGGTCATGCCCTCCGGCGGAGGTGCCGCCGTGACGGCCACGTTGATCAACTCGCAGGCCACCTACTAGCAGACAGGCACCCTCATGGGTCAGAAGCTGAAGATCACCCTGAGCATCCTCACCACCGACGGTGGCGAGGAAACAGTGGTCGCCGGGCAGGCCGACTTCATCAAGTTTGAACGCAAGTACGGGCTCGGTGCCATCGAGGCCATGCAGATGGGTGAGAAGGGTCGCACGGAGTGGTTCGCGTTCCTGGCGTGGTCCGCGCTGCGGCGCACCCGCCCCGGGGTTCCCGAGTTCGACCAGTGGATCGACACCAGCATGCTCGAGGCGATGCCCGCGGAGGAGCAGGAGGGAAAAGACCCAGCGGACCCGTTGACCTGATTGCCCGTCTGGCTGTTCGCTGCCGGATCGGGCCCTCAGATCTGCTGGCCGCAGACCCGGAGGTGGTGGAGGCGATGGTCGAGTTGGTGCGGGAGCAGGACAAGCAGGCTGAGCGGGACGCCCGCCGGGCCAAGGTACGCGGCCGCGGCCGGAGGTGACAGGGTGACCGGTCAGGGGTTGCGGGTGGAGGCGAGGAACCTTCAGCAGACGAACGACCTGTTGAAGGCGATCGACCCGGTCCTGTTGCGCACCATGGACAAGCACATTCGCACGAGCATGAATGTGGTGCGGGACCGGGCCCGGGTGTTGGCCCCGTCGGTGACCGGTGGTCTGCGGGCGGGGATCGGCACCCGGAAGGGGCGGAAGGCGGGGAAGGTGGCGTGGCAGGTTCGTTCCCAGTCGAGGCAGGGCGCCATTCTGGAGTTCGCGGCGGAGTCGAAGACCACGCAGGGCGCGTCCCTGGTGACCACCCTGACCGCCCGGTATGGGGCGCCGGGGCGGTTCGTGTGGGAGGCGTGGGATCAGAAGAAGGACACCGTCCTGACCGGTGTTGAGCAGGCTGTGGCTGAGGGTGAGGCTGTCGTGAACACCGAACTGGCGAAGTTGAGGTGAGCAGCTGATGGCTGTTGTCCTGCAAGTGATCGGCGAGTACGACGACAAGCAGCTGCGCGCGGCGCAGAAGGACCTCGACAAGCTGAAGGACATCAACGGGGGGTCCGGGTTCGACGCCCTCGGGAAGAGCATGCAGTCCGCGGGGAAGACGATGACCACCCATGTCACTGTCCCCCTGGTGGCGGTGGCCGCCGGGCTGTACAAGGCCACCGACGCTGCGGCCGCTGACGCGCAGCAGCAGGCGGCCCTGGCGTCCAGTCTGAAGACGACCGCCGGGGCCACCGACAGCCAGGTGGCGGCCGCGGAGGCGTGGATCACCGCGCAGGGCAAGGCTGTCGGGGTCGCCGATGACCAGCTGCGCCCCGCCCTGGCCACCCTGACGAGGGCGACGAAGGATGTGGGGGTGGCGCAGTCGGCTGCCGGGTCAGCGATGGACATCGCCGCCGCGAAGGGCATCAAGGTTGAGTCGGCGGCCGGGGCGATGGCCAAGGCGTACGCGGGGAACACCACCGCACTGAAGCGCATGCTCCCCGGTATTGATGAGGCGGCGTTGAAGTCGGGGGACTTCGCCCAGATCCAGCAGGCTGTCGCCGATGTGGTCGGCGGGGCGGCGACGGACGCGGCGAACACGGAGGCGGGTGCCCGGCAGAGGGCCAATGTGGCCATGTCGGAGTCGGTGGAAACCTTGGGCACCGCGTTGTTGCCGTTGATGACGACGGTGTCGAACTTCATCAGCGAGACGTTGGCGCCTGCGATCGCCGCGTTGGGGCAGTGGTTCGGGAACCTGTCCCCGGGGATTCAGACGGCGGTGCTCGCGTTCGGTGCTGTCCTCGCCGCCGTCGGCCCCATGCTGATGATGGTCGGGAAGGTGCTGACCATCCTGCCCATGCTGGGGTCCGCGTTCGGGGCAGTGGGGACCGCGTTCAAAGCCCTGTCCACGTTGATGATGTCCAACCCGTGGATCCTGCTCATCGCCGCTGTGATCGCACTCGTGGTCATCATCGTGAAGAACTGGGACACCATCAAGGAATACCTGCTGGCGGCGTGGGAATGGATCAAGACCACCGCCGGGGCCATCTGGGACGGCATCAAGGGTGTCCTGACCGCGGTGTGGGACGCCATCAGCGCCGCCGCCGGGGTGGTGTTCGACGCGATCAAGGCGTACTTCGAGTTCGTCCTCAACGCGTACAAGAAGATCTTCACCACCGTGTGGGACGCCATCAGCAAGGTCGTCGAGACCGTGTGGGACGGCATCAAGACCACCGTCGAGACGGTGGCGAACGTGATCAAGGGTGTCATCGAGTT